TCGTGAAGCGTTTATTAATATGCTCAAAAAGTCTTTAGAAGAAGTTAAGGAAGACTAATGCTTATAAGGAAAAGTTCTCAGGGTCATTACTTAAGGTTGTACAGAAACTCCACTCCCGGTCTTGTTAGAAAAAAGACATATCCAGATGGTACGGTAGAGACCCTGACTTATCCTTCTAGGTATAAATACTTCTTAGTAAAAGACGGAGAGATTATACAAAGAAGTGATAGTTGGGCAACGATTGAGCAAGCCTATGTTGACCAGTGCGATGACGAGCACGGTGGAGGTCACGGTAGATTGATAGTAGGGATACACCATGTTATAAATGGGGTTGCTACTACTCAATCAGATTACCCTACAGATAGCAATACAAAAGCAGAGATAAAAGATTTTTACGACAAAAGAGGTATAAGTTACTCTAGCTCTGAAACAAAATTAGAGTTGTTATCAAGAATAGTTCCTATGATGGCAGGAGAAAATGAAGTATCTAAACATTTAAAGGTATAGTATGACTTTATACAAATATACTCAGAAAGAAGCTAGTAATCTGTTGATCGGTCAAAACGGATTTGATGTTATTGGAGAGCACGACACAACTGTTGTCAATCCGGATACAGGTTCTTGGGTAGCGATACAGGCCTTGGGTAAGGATTCTAGTGGAACTACAGAGTTTTTAAAATTAAAAGTAACGTGTAATATTGGAGACGATATTAGTTCGTTTTTTAATCTGATACCGGGAGAGATACTGTATGGTAACTTTAGTGGTATTGTGAATCATACAGATTCTACAGCGGTATGCATAGCTTACAGAGGGTAAGAAGAACTCATAGAATGAAACGTAGGGTTAAGATGATTATGAAACCTACGTTAATGAGCAGAATAAAAGATTGGTTCATCTCAAAGATATGGAGGTGGTAGTGAATAAAACAATAGTCAAATTAAGGAATGGAGATTTTGAAGTTGTTAGTACAAGTTATAATATACCTAACAAGTATATTTATACTGGCAAGTTGCAGTCCGGGGTGGAGAGTAGCAGGTTACGAGTTAAATCCGTCAGAGGAAATAGTTAACACGGTTTTTATTGAAATAGTGGCACAGGACTCCACAATGCATTGGTATGCTAATAATCTGTTTCATGGAGAAAATTACTGCTTATTGCACAATAGGTGGGAAACAGTAAGGGTTAAATGAGTGCTAAGCCAAAAACAGCTAGAAGCTATAGAGGTGCTATCATTGATGACAACGCTGTTATCTCCCTCAACATTAAATTTCTTATTAATGTTTTGCTTGCGATTGGTGCATTAGTATATGGGTATTGGAAGGTTGAAACTAGAATTGCTTCTCTTGAAGGGAAAATGCTTGATGCTAATGAACAAATTGGG